TTGAGACGTTTCAGCAGATGGCGTTTCGCCTTCTGCCAGCACCCCAAGCAGCCGAAGCGCTCCGTTTATCTGGTCACCCGCCGTTGCCATTGCTGTCGTCCTCTTTGGTTACCCGAGTGCGGCGCCGCCGGACAACTAGCCCGTTGACAGGTTCAATGTCCGATGCAGAAGCCGGCGCGGCGGGATCATAGCGCTTCCAGCCGCATTCTTCATCATAAATTGCTTCGGCGTCCATAATAGCCACCTTAGTGCCGTGCTGGGGATGCGTCAGGTAAATAACAGCCATGTATGCCTCTAAAGGAGGTGGCCCCTGCCGAAGCAGGGGCCGGGTAGATTACGAGATTGCGTACAGCGCCCACGCGCCATCGCTGGACTTCCGCGCGCGGAAAGACCGAACGGTGCCGGCGGTGGCTGCAATGGTCATAAGACCCTGCGAACCGCTGGAACCGATGGTCCAGCCAGTGTTGGTCGTCATGGTGATGACGCCCGCGGTCGTCGTGTTGATGACGCTGAAATCAAACGAAGACCCCACTTTGGAGTTAGTAAGAGTGGCGTCCAACGTAGTTGCCAACGGCAGCGTGTACGCGGCGGTCGTCGTCGGCGTACCGATGAGGATGCCGTTGGTAAGCTGCGCGGCCGTCAGCGTCGCGCTGTCCGTAGCCGTTGCCGGCGCAGGGACAGTGACGATTTCGGTTTCATTTAGGTTGCCATCACCAAATTGATAGCCGCCACCGACAGAAGGAATAGCCATGATTGTGTTCTCCTATCTCTACCTGTTAGCCCCAGAGCCGAACGGCCATTGGTGGTCGGATGGCGCTGAAACCGTACAGCACGTCAATACGGCACGGTAGGCGGTCGTTGTTGATGTCGTACTGGCGTACAACACGAAGCGAGATGCCGTTGTGAACCTGGCGGGAAGCCATGTCCACGCCCTGCGGCAACAGAAGGTCCGCCGTCGCAAAGGAAATCGCGTCCTTGTGGTAGATCAAGTTCTGCGGGTACTGCGTAGACGCAGAGCCGAGGAACGTCACCACCGCGCTGGACTGCGGGAAGCTGTCCACCGTCGCAAGAGCATTTGTCGAAGTATAAAGAGCCGGGCTAATCGCCACCGAGGTGTACGCACCGCCGGAAGCCGTGTTGGCTTCAGTCACAACAAACTGTTAAAGCGAGCCGGTTGATTCGCGGGTCTGCGGGTTAACTGCAAACACGCTGGCGATGGTGAACACGTCGCCAGCCGCGATGACCTGCGAGCCGGTGCCGGTGATGTTGACGGTCGCCTGGCCCTGCGTGGACACCGTGGTCGTCACGGTATGCGCGCCGGTGCGGGAGCCGGTCGTATGCTGCTTGATGGACTGAGACATGTTGATTTCTTCAAGACCCAGCACGCCTTCACCCATCAGGCCGTTCTTGAACTGGCGAGAGATGGTGTTGACCGGGTTAAAGAGGCCCTTCAAGCCTTCAACAAGCCCTGCGTTGGCCGCGGGGCTTACCGTGGCGTAGCGCGGAGACATGACAGCGGCTGACTCGTTCAGTTTCTGCTGCGCTTGCAACAGAACCAGAGAGGTCGCCGGGGTCGTGCCGGGGGTGCCGACAGACTGGAAGATGGACTTGTAGGAGTTGGCCACATCCGCGTCGATGCTGGACGCAAGCTGCGAAATACGCGGCTTGAGAACGCGTTCGGCGAAGTCGTCCAACTGCATGGTCAGTTCGGCAGACGTAAAGTTCACACCGATGTGCTTCTGGTTGGAAACCGTCAGCGTGGTGAACTGTTCGTTGTCGTCCTGCACTTGCAGCGCGGCGCCGTCAGTCACCAGAGCGCGGTCTGGCAGACGGATACGCAGGGTTGAGCCGATCTTCGCGCCTTCGACGGCAAAGCTGTCGTCGTATTGGCGGTTCACGGTGCGGGTAATCACAAGGTTGTTCTCGAGGATTTCGAGAGCCTTCCGAGTAATCATGTCGATGGTAAGAAGTGAATTAGCCACAGTGGCTTATCCTTATACTTAGCGGTTGCGGGATGCCTCCCACTTCTTGATCTGGCGCTGGCGGTCCGCTTCAATCCAATCTGACGTTGACATGGTTTTTACGGACCTGGGGTCCGTCGTGTCATAGGCAGGAGATGAAGTTGACCGCGCATTTACCGGAGCAATAGGGGCGGGCGCGGATGAGGTTTTTTTGACCGGCGGATCGGCGGCCAATTTGGCTTCGATCGTACCAATCGCCTTGGCCTGCAAAAAGGGAGGGAGTTTAGAGATACGCTCAGCTTCTTTCGGGTTGGACCCTAACCAATAGATGATGTTGGGGCCACTGTCAGAAGCCTGGATCGACTGGGCCATAACATCAGTCACAGGAAGGCTGGGGTTGTAGGCGACTTGTTCAAAGTCGTCGTACCGCCCGCGAGCGTCTTCCTCTTTCTCATGGTAGGTTTCCAGCCATTTAGCCTGCTGCTGGGCTGCATCACGCTGACGCAACATCTCCTGCGCTTTTTGCTCGGCCAAAGCCTCTGCATAACGCGCAGCATTGTCGAAATCGTCAGGCGCGGGAGGGTTGACGGGCATTGCCCGCCGCGCGTCCAGTTCAGCCAGTTTTTGGGCTTGATCTCGTTCCCATCTCCGCTGTTCGCGGGCAAGGCGTTTGCCAACGATTGCGTCCAATTCCTCCTGCGAGAAGGTCTTAGGCGCGTCCGTTGACGCTTCAGCCGGCGTAATATCATCGGGCGCAGGCGCCGCCGTGGCGGCCTGATCCGGCGCGGGCACTTCCGCTAAGTCTTGTACTGCTTCAGACATTGGTGTTCCTTACGAACCCTGGTGAACCGCGCCAGTACGGATTTTAACCCTTATACGATAAAGGGTAAAAAGTGCGCTACGCATTTTGTTTTTGCTCTTGCGTTTGCATTTTAAACTGATGTGACTGTTTGCCATGCCGCGCCGGAATAAACGCAAAGTTTGGCCAAAGTGGTGTCGAACACCATCAAACCCGCAGCGGGGCTGGCAATAGCGTTTTTCTGTGCTGTGGTCATGTTGGGCAGCCTCACACCTTTTGTGGTGCTTTGCGCGTCCAAAATCGCAGATGCCGAAGGCGAACTCGTGCCAATCCCCACGTTGCCGCTGGTGTCAATGCGGAGTTGCTCGGTGCCTGCAAAGCCGTAAACCAGACCGCCCTGATCCGACCGTAGCCGCAACGCACCCGTCGGTGCAGTCCCGAACCCCCCCGCAATACCGATAAATCCTCGCGTCGTACCGCCACTATCCTTCATACTGATTGCCGAATCGGCAGATTGCAAGGTCAACAAGTAATCAGGCGAACTCGTCCCAATCCCCACGTTGCCGCTGGAATTAATGCGAAGGCGTTCGGAGCCGCCCGTGCTAACAGCGGTAGTGTCAGCAGCAGGGAACCACATACCTGTATTGAGGTCGCCCTTAGCTGCGATAGACGGCAACGCCGCCGCTCCCGCACCAAAAGATGCCACGGTATTCACTGTGAGTGCAGCGTCAGCGGCGCTCGTGCCAATCCCCACGTTGCCAGTGCTGGTGATGCGAAACCGCTCGGAGGCTGCTGTGCTAATAGCAATAGTGTTAACCGCTGGGAACCATATTCCGGTATCAAGATCACCCTTAGCCGCAATAGACGGCAAGGCCGTTGCTCCCGCACCAAAAGATGCAACCGTATTCACGGTTAGCGCAGCGTCTGGCGAACTGGTCCCAATCCCCACGTTGCCGGAAGCATTAATCACAAAAGGAGTTGCATCAGGATTGGTGCTATCTTCCACCACCAGTGCGTTGCCGCTGCCTGTTTGGGTAATGCGAACAGCGTCTGAAACTGAATTTGCGTCTACCGTTAAGGCCGCGGCGGCGACCGCGCGCGCCGCCGTTAAATTAGCCACCGACACTTGGACTGTGGCGCCGCTTTGCACAATCGGCAGCACTTCGGTCCCGGCAAGCGGCGTAGAGGCAACGGAAAGCTGCGAAATCTTTTTATCAGCCATGTCTCTACTCCAACAAAATTAAACCGTTGTCTTCTTGAGTAAGGTTCTCAAGATTTTCAGTTTCAAGGTTACCTTGCGCTTGATCGGGGCCGTACCCTGAAAAAAACGAAACTATGGCGCCTAGCCCTATGGCAACGCCGTTTCGTAAAGCGCCAGCAAACCCCATGTCTCAAGCCTTATTGATAGGTTTGGCGTACAAAATGCCGTCGGTAGACACTCGGATAGCGCTAACTCGCCAAACGCCGCTGGTCGTAATAGGAACCGCGAACGGAATGGGGGTATACGGCGGTATCGGCGTGCTGGCAGTCGTTGCAACGGCCCCTTCGCCGACTTCAACGTAACACGCCTGGTCCGACCAAACCACAACACCCTGCGGTCCCGCGTTCCAACCGGTCGTATTAGCCGCCGTGGCGGTAAAAGACGCGGTTTGGGCGGGGAAATCTGCTTTAGTAAGCGGTTTAAGGAGTTCCATCAGTCGGCGTCCTTATGCCAGGAATTTGAGTTTATACAGCGTTGACAAGTATAAGCCAACAATTTCGTCGATTATGTTCTGCAACGCCGTATCAGACTTGTCGCACACCTTATAGCGCGCATCTTCAATTTCTTTGAGGTTATCCTCAAGAAATTCGGTGATATTGGATGTTTTGCGCGCTGAGTGCAAGGAAATCGGGCCAATTAGCCCGTGCCGGCCTTGGTACGCCTCGGCAAATTTGTCCGCAAGGTCGATTACGCTGTCGTAAAACTTGCCTAAAGCCTTATGCTTGGCGTAGCTGCGCGTGTTCAGATGGACCGAATGGGCCACATCACGGGCCAAAAACAGATTGCCAATAAATTCAGCGCAACTCATTGCATTGGCCCTCCTGGGGGCATTTCGGGTTGCATTTGAGCCATGTCTGGCGGCATACCACCCATTTCAGGCGGCATTTGATCCATAGCCGGCATTTGGCGCTCCATAGGCGTGTCGCGGCCCACAATGTCGCCCGTATCCATGGCCGCAGCAATGGTGCCCATCACGATGTCTTGAATTTGCTCAGGCGACATGCCCGCCTGGACCGCCGAAATGCGCTTGGTTTCGGCGTCATACGCCTTGATTTGGACCTCTTGGGCCTCAATAGACTGCTCGACCCGCTGCAACATGCCGACCACTTGGTTGAGTTCTTTGGTCAGTGCCTCAAGTTGCATCTTGGCTTGCTGCATTTCAGGGGATTGATCTTCCCCT